TCATTAACGGAGGCGCCGGCCGTGTAATAGCTAGTGTGCCGGCCTTAGAAGAATTAGATCGACGAGGCGAATTGGCAGGCATTGTCTGCGAAGGAGGCATGGAAATATTTTTAGGGCACCCTACACTACAAGACAAAGCATGGGATGTTAATCATAAAGGTCTGTTCGAAACATTGATCAAAGACAATGTTTGCGTATCAACTGAACCTTATAGAGACCACGAATACTACAATCAACGATCAAGTTTACAACAAAGTTTTTGGTGGGAAATTCTAGGCGAGCGTATTACAGAGCATAGAAGACCTCTTATTAACCTTAGTAAGAATGAAGAAATTGCCGCTTTGGGAGTATTGTCGCAAGTTAAAGAAGCACACAAAAAAGAAAAAACCATTGTAATACAACCTTTTGGCCGTAGCAGTCAAATGGGTCCTGGGTTAGTGTTTGATTCAAGCAGTAGAAGTTTAGAGCAAGCTACATTCACTGACCTAGTTGGAGAGTTAAGTAAGGACTATAATATAATCTATATGGGCGAGCACAAGCTACAAGTAGTTAACTTACCAATTTTTCAACCAGACGAACAACTGCCTCTTCGAGTGTGGGCAGCTATTATCGAATCGGCAGATTATTTTATCGGCTGCGACAGTGTGGGACAACACTTAGCCTATGCGTTTAATAAACCAGGCACTGTTATATGCGGTAGCACATTTCCAATTAACATAACATACCCCGAACATTTTAACATTGTTGAAAAGAAAAACAGCGTTAGAACATATAGCCCTATTAGAATTGCAGGATTTAGCTGTGAAGAAGCAGACAGAAAAAATGATACACTTATGGATTTTAGCAAGGAAGAATTAAAATCTATAATTTTAAGTATCAAAGAGCACATTAAAAAAACAACTAAGGATTAATATATGTGGTTATTAGGAATAAACATTGGTCACAACGGTGCAACGGCACTGTATCATGATAAAGAATTAATTTTTTATATTGAAGAAGACCGATTGAGTAGAATGAAATATGATGGCAATCCTTATCTTGGCATGGAGAAGGCATTTGAGTATACTGATCATGTAGACTTCTTAATCTTATGCGGGACACGCAACGCATTTGGAAAAATGCCGTGGACTGGCGAAGATCCTTACACTTGCTATGCAAGAAAAAAACAACCAAAACATAAACTTGAAACTATCAAGTTAGCAGACGACCATCATTTGACTCATGCATTAACTGCATTTTATAACTCAGGGTTTGACGATGCGGCAGCACTGATTATCGATGGTGCCGGCAGTGGCTGCAGAATTGAGGACGGAGTAATCCAGCAAGAAACATGGGAAGTTGAATCAATTTGGTCGCTGTCATATCCAGCCGCATTTGAATGCCATTACAAAAATTACGGCACTAATATTGTTGACAGTTTTAATGTTGAAGAAGATGGAATCCCTATAGAGATATCCGACGGTCACGGAATTGTAAAAAGTTATGAAGCTGTTACACAATTTTTAGGATTTCATGCAATTGAAGCAGGAAAAACTATGGGTCTAGCACCTTATGGCGTAGCCAATGACACTATCAAAATACACGACGGTCGATTTAATAACAGGTCGTTTATTAAACCTAAATTTCCATCTGGAAATGTGTTAAGAACTGATCTATATCCAGAACTAATAGAACTGCAAAAAAATACCGAATGGCACAGTGACCCTGACAAGATCTCTCAATACCATAAAGACCTTGCATATGCCGTGCAAAAATCTGCTGAAGAGCGTGTGTTTAATCTTATTAGAAAAACTATAGAAATAACCGGCAAGAAGAAAATTGTAATGGCCGGTGGGTTTGGTTTAAACTGTGTGGCCAACTACGAATACTTAAAAGAATTCCCAGATGTTGAGTTCTATCATGAACCTGTAAGTCACGATGGTGGAAACACCATGGGTGTGTGCCAATACATCTATCGTTCTATAACTGACGATTTAGAAAAGGCTCCTCTAACCAGCTTATACTTAGGGCCCACTAAATCAGTAGACTATGAAAATACGTTTGACGGATTTAATGTCGAAGATACCACTGCTACTGATGTTGCTAAACTAATAGCCGAGGAAAACATTGTTTGTTTATATCAAGGTCAAAGTGAAGCAGGTCCGCGAGCACTGGGCAATCGCAGTATTTTGTTTGATCCCACAGTTAAAAATGGCAAAGATCTTGTTAATCGAGTAAAACGTAGAGAATGGTTTAGACCATTTGCCGGCACAGTTATGGCAGAACATGCCAACGACTGGTTTGATTTTAGATCTAGAACAGACAGCCCATCTATGATGTATGCTGTAGATGTATTGGAAGATAAACGTGACACAATCCCAGCAATTACTCACGTTGACGGCACTTGCAGAATTCAAACTGTGACCAATGCACAGAATCATCACTACTATACACTGATTGAGGAATTTAACAAAATTAAGGGTGTGCCAATTTTGTTTAATACTAGTTTTAATCTTGCAGGGGATCCATTAGTTGAGACTGTGGACGAAGCACTAGAAACTCTAAGAAAATCTGATTTAAAATACCTATGGCTTCCTGAAATAGGAAAACTACTAACTAAAACTGATTTTAATCAGGCATAAAAAAGGAGCACTAAGTGCTCCTTTTCTTATATAGTGTTAACAAAGTCTAACAAACTGCTAAATTCTTGAACTTTTATTTGATGAGTTAATTCAAAGGCTTTGGTTTTAACTTCATTATTTTTAGATTTAATCAACACAGGAGTTGCTTTGACTTTGGTTGCTGCCTTGACATCAGTGGCATCGGCTCCTACAAACACTGTTTCAGACCACTTGACCATTTTTTCATTTTGAGCACGTTCAAACATTCCTGCATTAGGCTTAACATAGGGATCGTTCTTATCAACGCCCGGGGCATAATATGCATTTTTTATACGACCACCTAGGCGTTCAACACCGTCTCTAGTGGCTGCTAAAATATTTTCAAAGTCTTGAACTTCTAAGTTTCGTGTTCTGTGTGTAGGCTGTCCCGATATAACTAGAAGGTCATACCCTTTTTGTGCTAAAAGTTTGATTGCTGCCTCAGCCCCGTCGGCAATTTGCAGTTGATCACCGGGGGTAAACGGCTTCGAGTTATCGAAAATAACTCCAAATAACGATACACCGACAACTTTTCGGTTGGCTTGGATATCCCATATATCTTTCATGTAGTTAGCATAACGACCCATAATATTTCCTTTTTATTATATATGCGTTTTACTTATGCTGGCCTAATTATCTTATCCGAATAAATATACTGAAGAGCCCATTATGTTAAAATTCACTGATTTTTTTAAACAAAGCCCCCAGAACAAGTTGTCGTTAAAAAATAACACACAGCTTGCATACAAAGGAGCTTGGATACAAGTATATCCCAATACCGTGATAGATCGATGGTATGTTGGAGATTATTCCAGCGCCAATTATACAATCACCGTTGAGTTCAACAGCAATAAAAAAGAAGTATTACAAGTGTTGATTGTTGCTCGCCCGGATCAAGCAAGTGTAACAGTGTTTGGCCGAACTAGCATCGATGACAGCTTAGTAAACATCACTGCTACTGTAAACGACAGTTATGTTGATGTAATTGCCAATGCTACCGATACTAGCTTTATAGGGTCAAAGTTGATATTTTATGCAATGTATGCTGAAACTATTACACCATTAACAGTTTCAGAAGCTACATCTTTCGTTGATAGCACTGAAGGTGGCGGTGGGTATGATGGGGGTGGTGGATCAGGCGGCGGCGGTGCTTCTAGTTTTAGTGAACTAACTGGACAAATAGCCCTTGGACAAATTCCAAACACCTTAATTACTCCAGCTAAATTAAATCTCAATGCTAGTCTATTACCCACCACTGATATTACCTATGATTTAGGCAGTGCTAGTTATCGCTGGAAAGATTTGTATCTAAGCGGATCTAGTATTAAATTAGGATCAGCAACTATAACTGCCACGGGCACTGCTGTTAATTTACCAGCTGGAACCACTATTGGCGGAGCAGCCGTTAGTGCATTTTCAGCAGTTGACGTAAGTGGCCAGACTAGTATTGTTGCCGACACTGCTAGTGATACACTGACATTTGTTGCAGGACCAGGTATTGCCATTACAACCAGTGCTGGCACAGATACTATTACTATAACTAACACTGGATCAGGTGGTGGCGGTGGTGGCGGCGTAAGTGCAGGAACTGCTACAAGATTGGCCTACTATGCGTCAACTGGTTCAGTTATACAAGATACTGGCACAAATTTAACTTGGAGTGGAACCAACCTAAACGTCACGGGCACTATTACTGCTACAGGAGCAGTAAGTTATGTTCGAGCTTATTTTGATACTCTTGTAGAATTAACTGCTGTGAGTCCAAGCACATGGCACGGTATGGTAGCACATGTTCACGAAACTGGTCGGATATATTTTGCACACGCAGGCGCTTGGGCGCCAGTGGCTAACCTCAGTGATTTAAATATTTTTTCTACTATTGCAGTAGCTGGCCAGACTAGTGTAGTGGCAGATAGTGCCACAGACACATTGACATTAGTGGGTGCAGGCGGTATTACTATTACAACTAATGCAACCACTGATACCATAACTATTACAGGATCAGGTGGAGGAGGCAACTTAGATTCATTAAGTGATGTCGTTATTACGTCCCCAACAACCAATCAAGTGCTAAAATATGATGGATCTAATTGGGTAAATGGCACAGATGCTACAGGTGGTGGTGGTGCAACCTCTGATAGTTTTACTACAATTGCAGTAGCTGGCCAATCAAATGTGGTGGCAGATTCTAGCACGGATACTCTAACATTAGTTGCCAGCACCGGCATATCTATTACCACTAACGCCAGCACAGACACTATCACTATTGCCAGCACAGTGTCATCAGGTGCTACAGCATTCACCGGACTATCAGATATCTCCACCTCTGGATTAACTGTGGACAAAATTTATCTGCCAGCAATCACAATGTTAGATGTCACTGCTAATGGCAGTAGTGCATATAGATTTGATCAGTATGGCACAACAGATGACCCTACCATATATGCCATCAGCGGAACTACTATAGCATTTAATTTAGCAGGAGCTTCAAGCCATCCATTCTTAATTCAAACCAGCGGCGGCTCAAATTACGACACTGGTTTGGTGCATGTTACAACTACTGGCACAGTGGCCACAGGATCAAGTGCCCAGGCCAAGCAAAGTGGCACCTTATACTGGAAAATTCCAGCAGGCACAACCGGGAATTATAGGTATCAATGTGCTTCTCATGGAGCCATGTTCGGAGTAATAACCATTAAAGATATTTCAGCAATATAATAGGAAGAATATATGGCAGTCATTTATAAACAATTAGCATCAAGATACGGTTTTACAAGTCCGGGATTTGCAGTAGACTCAACTGGAAATATAGACATTGCTGGAGACTTAACCTATAACGGTGAGCCAGTAATTACCAACGGCGCCGTTAATCAAGGCAGCGGGGATTTACTTGCGTCACAGATTGTAACAATTAATGCCAGTCCTACAGGTTCTATAAATAATGTTGTCATTGGTGCGACTACAGCAAGGGCTGGAACTTTTACTACAGTAACAGCAACCACAGTAACAGCACCCACTGTAACCGCAACCACGGTATCAGCATCAACAGTTACTATTACACAACCTACTACCAATGTTAATCACGCGGCAACTAAGAAATATGTCGACACACGAGCTATTGCTATGTCAATTGCAATGAGCTAAACCAAGGAAATTTTTAAATGGCAAAGAAGCAGATATCAACATACAAATTTGTTCCGGGAGCAATTCCTCCGGCATATAATCAATACCCTGATGCAGTGGCATTGTTAACCGCAAATAAAACTTTTCTTATCGAGGAAATGGACGCTTATGTCCGCCAACAAATATTAGCTGGTAACGCTCCGTTTAATGGTTATGTCTATGATTCTACTAGATCCGACAAATGTAAAAGAGATACCGGATATTTTATCGATGCAATAATTTATGACTTAACATATGGTGGCAATAGTTTAACATATCAAGTAGCTGCTAGATACTACCTCAGCGGCGTTATTCAAATTCTTACACCAGCTGTAGAAGTAGCAACACACACATGGCTGCGTGGAAAAATTATTACCAATATTTTACTTAATACTACCTACACGCCAATAAACTTAACAGTAACACAGGTAACATTAGATAATAATGCCGAAGCAGCCGCAGTGACATTGTCAGGCGCATTGGCCAATTATATCATTAACACTATTAATACAGGACTGTCCAACCTACCAACACCGGTAGCTCCAGACACGCAAGGTGGAGGATTATTACCAAATGCGGTGGCGTTATTAGAAGCTAACAAACGATATGTCCAAGAAGAAGCCATGGCATACATTGCCTATAGTGTAGCTAATAATATTAGTCCTTACATTTATTACACATACAATGCAGAAAAATGTCGTCGAGATATTAGCTACATTTTAGAAGGCTATCTCAGCGACCTTAAAAATGGCGGTAATCGTCAGACACGCAGTAATGCATCGAAATATTGGGAAAATGGAGTTGCACAAGTTGACGGAGATCGCCAGCCTGAAATCGTTGCACATACTTTTATTAAAAATTTAATAGAAAATTATATTTTAGCAAATGTTGCGTTTACCAGCAGACAAACTACAGTTAATCAAACTATAAATCTTGCCTATGCTGCTGAAACTACTGCTAATACTAGAATATCTGAACTAGCTGGAACAGTTATTGATGTTATTACTAACGGTGTTTCGGCATTGCCCACCGTGATATCGAGTCGAGGCTATGTTAAATTTCCGGGCTTCTTCAAACAAAAAGATATATTGCTAATCACCAACACTGATAGAAACACTATATTATATAACTTTGCTGATTCAACTACCGCAGGCGAATTAACATACAGCACTGATTTTGACAGTGATTTTCCTGGAGCACTTTACGGCAACGAGAAAATTACCACAGTAACATTTGATGCAGATACTACTGCAATGATGGTCACTGACAATATTCAGATATTCGTTGAAGGCAAAGAACAAGCAGTTAGACTAAATTCTATTGCTACAGACGCAATGGAACGTATGAAAGTTGGCATTCCGCAGGCCATGCTTGATGCTGACTTTGAATACGGACTCCAGCCGACTAAATGGCAGGCATTATCTTTGATGAGAGGATATCCTTCAATTTATGAAATTCCCAACAGTGACATTGCGGTTACACTGGTTCAAACAGATGCCAGCGCAGGTGTTGGTGGATCTGGTGCTAGCTTAATCACCGTTAGCTGTGTGGCAGCACATGGATTTGCAGTAGGAGATCCTTTTACCATCAAAGCATTGGCTAATTCTGTGTCAGGATTTAGCCGTGCAGAAGGTAGTTTCTTAGTATCTAGTGTTCCTGGTCCGACAAGTTTTACATTTTATGCCAAATCAAAAGTAGGAACTTCAAATCCAGAAACACTATCATCAATATACACACAAGTTCGTCGAGGCGGGTTTTATACTGGATCTGCTGTTGGCATTCCGTCATTCTCTGTGTTTTCATCGGGCGTCAGCGGCAGTGTTACTACCAAATTAATCACACAATCAGGTGTGGACGTTATAGGTTTCTTAGCACCTCCACCTCCACTAGGAGCACCGTTAAGTGGTGGTGGCATCGCAGGAGGTGCTCAGATCACTGCTGTTAATGGTCCAGGAGGCACAGCTGCAACGACAACTTTGATAGTATCGGCAGCCATTGGAGATACTACTATTACAGTAAATGATACAACTGGTATCAGTGCTGGATTAGTGTTTGATCGAGGTGACGGTGTTGCCGTATTAATTACCAGTGTAGTTGGCAATGATCTTACACTCAGTTCTGGGTTGACTGCGGCAATTCTCGGAACGTCTGAAAATTATAATGCTCGAACACAGTCTGCTACTAGCGGTTCTGGATCTGGTGCATCATTTGATATTAACAGAAATGGAGCCGCCTATAGTGCCAACGTTGCCACTCCAGGTTCGGGATATGTTAATGGCGATACTATAACCATTGCAGGCGCAGATCTAGGCGGAGCAACACCTGCTAACAATGCTACAATCACGGTGATAACAGCTAGTTCTATAAACAGTGCTGCAACGTTTGATGAAACTACATTATCCAGCGGAACACTCTATACTGATGCCGCTGCGGTTCCAACAACCACTGCAGGTCTTGGCACTGGCTTAACAGTTAACATTACCACTGACGGATTGGGCGGTGTTATAGCTATCACCATAGCCAACGGAGGTAGTGGATATCTTGTTGGAGATAGTATAGTAGTAGATCAAATTGGTTCTGGCACCAACGCTACTATTCAAATTCTAACAGTGAACCCCGGTGGCGCTATTCAAACTCTTGATATAGTTGTTGCTGGAACACCTGTTACTGCTACTGCAAAAGATTTTATCAGTGCATTTACTATGAGTGCGCCAACAACAGTTCAGATAGCCGACGCCAATGGCGGCATTAGTTTTAGTGCTATTTCGACTATTCAGGTAACATTTCCCACAGCACATGGATTTATCCCAGGAAATACTATTACCACTCAAATTACCAGTTCAGGGACCGGTGCTCAGTTAGCTGCTGGCGCATACTTTGTTGAACAAGTGCCCGATGCACTAACATTACGATACACTGCAAGAGCTCCTGGCGCAATTAGCAACACGTTAACTGGAAACTTGTATGGTCGTCCAGATGGTTTCTTTATTCACAGACCGTTTGACGGAGGTGTTCAATTAGGCACAGGTGGCCCGGCACACGGATCAGCTGCTATACGTATGAGTAAAAAATACATACGTTATCAATCTGGTAAAGGTGTTATGTATAATACCGGTGCATTATTTGCTCCTAGCTATGACATAAGCACCATAACTGCTAACGGAACAGCAGTAGGTTCAATTATTACCATTACCACGGACGACACCGATCACGGTTGCCAAGTAGGCGGAAACATCACAATCTCAGGAATAACTACATCCGGTTACAATGGTAACTATACTGTCAGTGATATTATTACAGAGCGTGTATTTTGTGTAGTTGCCACCCAAGCATTAGGTGCAACTACAGCAGTATTATCAACACAGAGTCAAATGTCTGTAAGAACATGGCATGGTTCTACAATTCGTGCAGGTATTTTTGACGATCAAAACGGTATGTTTTGGCAGTATGATGGACAGCGTATGGCAGCGGTCAAGCGTTCTAGCACATTCCAGATAGCCGGAACAATTTCTGTTGCAGCTAACTCAAATTTAATAACAGGAGTTAACACACGATTTACACAGCAATTAGCCGCAGGTGACCGCATTGTTATTAGAGGTATGAGTCATGTAGTCAGTCAAGTGATTAGCAATACTAGTATGACTGTAACTCCTGACTATCGAGGTGTGGCAGATGTTAGTGGTGTAAAGTGTAACAAGACACAAGATTTAATAGTCCCTCAAGAAAATTTTAATTTAGACACTGTTAACGGTTCAGGACAAAGTGGTTACAACATAGATGTTACAAAAATGCAGATGATTGGTATTCAGCATACATGGTATGGTGCTGGATTTATTGATTTTATGTTAAGAGGTAGTGACGGTAACTATGTATTTGCACATAGATTCCGTAATTCAAACTTTAACACTGAAGCATACATGCGTTCAGGTAATCAACCTGTTCGTTACGAAGTTATCAACGAAGGCGCTAAAGATAAGTTATCAGCGGCAATGACCAGCAGTCAGACTACAATTCCTTTAGAAAATGCCTACTGGTTTCCAAGTTCTGGAACTGTGATGATTGACAGCGAGTTGATTAGATTCACAGGTAACACTGGAACAACATTAACTGGATGCACACGAGCTGCATCATTGACACAATTTGCAGCTGGAGCCCAACGAAGTTTCACAGGCGGTGTAGCTGCTACTCACAGTGCCGCATCAGGTGTTGTCCTAGTGTCAAACACTATTACTCCTAACATTAGCCATTGGGGATCAGCATTCCTGCTAGACGGACAATTTGACAGTGATCGTGGATATTTGTTTAACTACGCTGCCACAGGTGTTAGCACCAGCGTTGAAAAAACCACTGCGTTTTTAATTCGATTAGCACCTAGTGTAAGCAATGCGCAAATTGGAGACTTGGGTGAAAAAGAACTACTAAACCGAGCACAATTTTTATTAAGTAACATTGCAATTACCACAGACCCTGTGTCATCGGTAGATCCATTTACTGGCAATACTTGGAGCAGTGGCGGCACTGCTACCAGCGGATTGTATTATAGCAACGTCAGCGCAGGTGTTAAAAACTGGTATCAGGCCACTAGCACCGGCACGTTTAGTTCAACAGCACCAACGTTTACCAGTGGAACTGGTGCAAGTGCAACTTTTGGTGTTAACCTAACCTGGGCAGGTGCAACCCCAAATAACGCAGGTGCCATTGTTGTTGAAGGCGTATTAAATCCTGCAAACTATCCTACAGACCCGACTAAGATTACGTGGACTGGTTTATCAAGTTCAGCGGCTGGTGGACAACCTAGCTTTGCACAGGTAGCCAGCGGTGGTTCTGTAACATGGAGCGGAAACACTTCAACGACCACTGCTACAGTCCAAGGAGCATTTACTACCACAATTACAGCCAAGAGTTTTGCTGCGGCTACTACTTCCTTAACTGCTACTGGATTTATATCAGTTAATCGAACAGCCAATGCACCACAAGTTACTAGTGTTCAAAATGGCACGTATCAATTTGCATTTAGAAATGGCCAGACTGACTTTTTAATTCCACAGGCAACTTTGACAGCACTGTCCAGCGGAACCCCGCTAGCGGTAAACGACACAATAAGTGTTCCAACATATGTGGTCAGTGGTCAACGAATTTCTAGCATAACTCCAAACTTTATTACCATCGGTGCAACTGCATATGCTCGTATAGTAATGACATTTGGAGCCAATAACACTAGCCCGACAAACACTGCTGTTAACAACATTAATTTTAACAGCTCTGTGGCAGCAACATACGCATCTGCACTAAGCACTACTAGAACAGACTTTTTAGTATCGTCCGCTAGCACAGCAGCAATTACTGACGTGCTATCAGCAGCTAATTTAAGCAGTGGGCAAGGTATTGCTTCTATAACAGCTGACTACACGAGAATTTTAGGCACACTGTATACTAGAATTATAATGACGTCAGTGGCTAATTCGACATCAACGTCTGGAGGAAATGTGGCGGTAACAGCAACTTCTGCGGCCACTGCTACATATGCATCTGCACTAAGCACTGCTAGGACAGATTTCTTAATAACTAACACTCAATACGCTACTAGCGGTATTGCTGTAGGTGATACACTAAGTATAGCTACGTTTATAACTGGTGGCCAAACCGTTAACACTATAACACAAAGTTATATTTCCATTAGTGGAACACCGTATACTAGAATTGTTATGAGTGCTGTGGCTAACTCTACATCAACTAGCGGTGGTGGTAATGATCAAACTGTGACTGTGACTGCTGCCGGTTCTGGTTCAACTTATGTGCTTAAAAACTTCTTGTTCTTTACCAGCTCAACGTGGGAAGCATCTGGAGCAACAATCAGCACCAAAGTTGCCTCAGATCAAACAGCATTTCCGGCGGGAACTTCTGTGGCCAGCGTAGCTACTAGAACCTTTGGTGCAACAACAGTGTATCGTGTGACATTTACGCAGTCATCAAATGCCACTATTAATGCTGCTGCCACACTGAAATTCCAATTTGGAGCGTTCTTTGCTCTACCAGGTGAGCAGGTATTTTCCTTCATTAGTAATCCTGGAGAATCTAATCGATTAGATTTAACAGAATTGAAAGAACTAACTGCAACAGCCATTGGAGGTCGAGGTGCGTTTCCAAATGGTCCCGACGTGCTAGCTATCAACGTCTATAAGGTATCTGGCGGAGCAGTTCCTGCTAGCATTATTTTACGTTGGGCAGAAGCTCAGGCATAATGTATAGTATATCTTGGTGGGCTAGTAGCACTGATCCTAGCACTGACCCACCTCGTCCATTATACACTGTTAAAATATCTGGCCCTAGAAGTGTTGTGACTGCACACAGCATTGTCTGGGTCACGGATCGACCCGACTACGTAGAAGATATGTATTGGGGAATAGTAAACTGCCTAGACGGCGTTTATCATTGCTGTTTTACGGGCAAGGTAGATTGGCTGTAGCGATACCGACGTTGTTCCCACCATAAGATCCATGGCAGTATATGTGCCACTGCCATGATAAACCACATCCATGCCATTTCTGGCATGATAAAATAAAATCCACAAACGTGACTTCCGTGGAATATACTCAATATGCCCAGTATAAAAAATACTGGTGCAGGTGATAAACTTAAAAATTGTTTTAATTTACGCATATTAAATTAATTGCTCTCTTAAAATTTCAATGATAGTTTGAATTTTCAGTTGTGTATTTTTATTTTTAAGGCTAGACTCTAAGCCTTGATGAGTGGGCTTTGGTAAACGATTTATGTTAAACCATCCCCATCCGGAGTGTTCATCGCTGAGTTCAATACAAAATTCACTGTCGATAATGCAAAAATAAGTGTTAAAATTAAACACTAGATCATTGCTGACAAATTTTTCCAGAGGAATAACTTTTTGAAAATCAGGAAGATGACCTAGTTCTTCAATGAGTTCTCGCTGAAGCCCTTGATAAGCCGTTTCATTTTCTAAATTAGTGCCGCCTGGTAAGACCCAACGTCCGGCATGTTTGCCTTCTGTTTTTTGTAATAAAAGAATTCGTGAAGTGTCCTTGGCACAGATAATTGCACCACTGCATTCTATACGATCTTTTACAGTTCTAATCTCCATGTGCCGGCCCTATATTCACCTTCAAACGATTTAACCCAAGATTGTCCATTCCACTTGTATTGGACCCCTGTGTATATATTGGTTTGATAGATCAACAGGTCTTGACTCTGGCTAGCATCAAAGATAACAATCCAATTTGTGCCATTGTATTCTATGATGTCATTTTCTTCTATCACTGGATCGCTGAGATCTGTGCCTTTCCATGCCGCAGGACCATCATAGGCCCAAGTATATGGAGTTTCACCCACAGATCCATCCACGTTATCACTGGTATTGATACTTTCAATGACCAAATATCTAGCACCTATAGTGGCTGCGGCAATGCCATGTCCTGGACCTACTCTTGTGGGATCTATGATGGCATCAAACGTTCCAGGACTACCGGGTCTATATAAAGAACTTAGCTCTGTGTTAGTTGGAAACGTGTCGGCATCATAATTTATAGTTATGTATGCTTCATTGAGAGCATTTAAACTGATAGTTCCCACAACCTCAGTAAAATCATTTTGTTTCAAATAGAGTTTACTAAATCCAGCTTTATATTTTCCAGGATGTTGTTCAAGTAATACACGCCAGTTAATTGGTGTTCCTTGTCGTTGTGGAATATCTAAACTGTCATTGGGTGCAGATACATGTTCATTAAAATCCATGATCTGTGCTTGACCATTGATAACCAATATAGCAAAGCCACCAATAGTGGTTTTTACAACATTTAATAAATTACCACCTGCTGGGGCAGTGCCAGCCATGCTGGATTTTGCACTGCCACTGGGGAATAGTTCACTGCCAAATTCACTTTGAAGATCTAATGAGGGTGTATTATCAACACCTTGTATAACACTGGCAACAATCTCAGTGATCACGCCTAGTTGTTTAATCTTAACAGGAGGACTGAGATATATAGGAGCTTCTAAAGTTAGCGTAGCAATGTCAATGTTAGTGTTAGTGCCAATGGGTATAGACCTATTACTAAAAGTTAACTGTGTTAGTTCCACAGTGCTGAGACTAGTCCAGTCAATATAGTTGTCAGTGGTTTGTATTTCTAAACTAGGATTAAACAATACCAGCAGTTGTTCTAGTATTTGTAATTTTTGATCTGTGTTAGTTGACCATATATCCACTTTAAAACTAATCTTATAAGGTGTGGGCATTAAGCGTTCCACTGTATATCTATAACCTTGACTGCTAGAATATGTGTCGGTTTCGGCATCATATTCACGTTCTCTAATGTGCATTTTTCCAACATATGAACTGTCAGCTAGTCTAGTCCTATCTTGTTCTAGATTAAAAATATAAACAGCCATTCGGGGAGCCGCACCAATTTTGTTTTCACTGTTGTCTTGCAATATGTGTGCGGCTTGACGATCACTGTCTCCATACAACACCGGAACTCTGACCAGTGTGCCATCACTGTATTTGACACTGAAGTTACTTAACAATCTAATAACTTGCGTGATGTATCTTCTTATTTGCCCGTCGTAAAAATGCAACATTATAAATCTGCCCTAGGTTTAAGTGCTTTTGACAAGCTGGATCTTTGTTCAATAACTTCTGAATAGATAGACCATTCAATGCGTTGACCAAGATCAATGGCATCTAATACTTTGAATGCCAGGAATCCTGATTGATTTAGAATTTGTATCTTAGATTGTGGCATGATATTTCTATCTACAAATAGTTTAACGCCATAGGTGCTGTTATACGTAGTTCTTGTTGTGACAATCCCTGTGGTTCTATTAAAGGCACTGGTCTGATCTGTTAGTGTAAATGTATTTGTAGTTTTGGCAATAAACGTATCAGAATTAACTTTGCCCAACAATGTCTTATCAGTGTTATTGATAAACCCAGTCTTCTGTGTGCTACGAGTATCAGTATTGGTCAGTGTGTGACGTTTCATATCTTCATACTTGGTCCAACGTGTGCTGGTATATCTAAACAATCTGTTTGGAAAGAAATCAGTGCGAAGAAAGAAATCGCCTTCGAATGGATTCACTGGGAAATTAATACCATGTCCAAAGTTAACACCGTTGGGTGCAACACCATCCTCCAATAGATAACCACTGTAGCCATCTCTCATTGGACGTTCGTTGATTCTACTTGTGTCTAAGTTAGTCATAGATGCATCCAGATTAGATTCATCTATAGTTTGCAGTAATGGATTGCCGTATTCATCCACAGCCAAGTTATAGAATTGACCAGTTTCAAAACCACTCTTTGGAGCATCTGCTTCTGCTTGTGCAATAACTCCGTCGTTGATTTGCAAGTCTTTGTTTCTAGTGCTTAATATATCTTGCAGAGTATTGCCACCGTAGCTGTCAAAGTAGTTGCCATCTGTTGGTGCATTGCCAGTTGTCCCAGCAGTGACTTGATATAATGCACCATTGTAACGAACAATCTGTCCAGGCACATAGGTTTTAGCAGCATCATAATCACCAACGAATTTGTCTTGATCTGCACCTGTAGGTTTAGTCAGTATATCGGCAAACTGCTGACTGTCGATTACTTTTTTAAGTTTTAATCTGTATAAGTGTGGATACCAAGTTTGACTAAACCCTTCACTGGCACGCCCCACATCATCAATGCTGTAGTAGCGCGGCAAACTAACGTCAAATCCGTTGAGAGCAAATTCGTCTTTTAAGTGTGGCAGTTCTATGACATCACCACTGAGTGGTTTACGGCCAACAATCGAAATCCAATCGTTGATATGCACCACCATCATGATCATGTCATTGTCAATGAAAATACCAAATTGACTTAGATTAAAGTCGAGATTTTGCACTTGATAATGGCCCCTGCATCTATAGATATCAGGATCGTATTTTCGATCACGATTTTCTAACAACAGCAAGTCTTGTATGTTAGTTTCACTTTGCGTAGCATACTGCGGTTGATCAGCAGTGGCATTAGCATCGGTAGGATTCTTGGGTCCTAGATATTTGTGAACATATACGTCCGTGCCGCCAATCTGAAACATTTCAGAAACTTGTCGGTCTATGAACTTATAGTCGTTGCCCTTTTCTGGACGGTATAGGCTTAGTCTTGGCATAATACATATTTAGCGGGCATAAATATAGTTGGAGAATCAAATGTCTGAAAATAGCAACTTAGAAGAACGTCAAAAAGTCTACGATTACATACGTGCTATGCTGGGCGACGGCATGGTAGATGTAGAGCTTGATCCTATACATTATGAAACTGCCGTTGATCGTGCGCTAACACGTTTCCGTCAACGTAGTCCTAATGCTGTAGAAGAAAGCTACAGTTTCCTGGAGTTTGTCACGGATCAAAATGAATATCGTCTACCTGACGAAATCATCGAAGTTCGACAGCTTTTTAGACGCAGTATTGGTAGTAGATCCGGCAGTGGCAGTGGCGGCACATTGTTTGAACCGTTTAACCTAGCCTATACTAATACCTATTTGCTTAACGGCACAATGTTAGGTGGATTATTAACCTATGAACTATTTGCACAATATCAAGAATTAGTGGGTCGTATGTTTGGTAGCTTTATCGAATATCATTATAATCCCAACACACATATTCTTCGTGTGCTACAAAGACCATTTGCCAGTGGTGAAATTGTTCTAATGAGAACCTACAACTATCGTCCGGACTGGGCTTTGCTCACAGACCTATATGCCAAGCAATGGCTCAAAGACTACAGTCTAGCAGTGGCTAAAATCATACTAGGTGAAGCACGTAGCAAGTTTGGACAGATTGCCGGGCCCGGTGGTGCAGGTGGACTTAATGGTGCTGATCTTAAATCAGCAGGCAAAGAAGAATTGGCTGCATTGGACAAAGAATTGGAAACATTGATTTCCGGCGGCACTGGTTATACATTCATTATAGGTTGACACAGCCAACAATTTTCTATAAAATATATTATCTCAGGAGATAATATGATCATAGGAATCTGCGGTTTCATCGGCAGCGGCAAAGACACAGTCGCTGACTATCTAGTAAACTTCCACGAATTTAGACGAGAGTCATTTGCCAACACTCTCAAAGATGCAGTTGCGGCTGTATTTGGTTGGGATCGAACTATGCTGGAAGGTAGAACTAAAGAAGCCCGAGAATGGCGTGAACAGCCTGATCTATGGTGGAGTAATAGATTAAGCAGAGAAATAACACCTAGAAAAATCTTACAACATTGGGGCACAGAGGTATGCCGGGCAGGATTTCATGACGATATATGGATTGCCAGCGTGGAAAACAAACTTAGAAAAAGTAGCGATAACATTGTTATCAGTGATTGTAGATTTCCCAACGAGATTTCTAGCATCACAGATGCAGGGGGAATAGTAGTTCGTGTTGTTCGAGGCCCAGAACCTGAATGGTATCAAGATGCTGTTAACTTTAACGAAGGTGATCGTAATATGTCTTGGGCCACAAGTAGATCTAAATTAGAACGTTTAGGAATTCATGCCAGTGAGACTGCATGGGTTGGCAGTGACTTTGACCACATATTAGATAATAACGGCAGTATTGATGACCTGTATAAACAGATTAAAAATCTGGTAACAGATCGCCCTGGCGCCACAATGTCCCTTCCTTATGAAGAACTCGCTGACAGTTTGCACACACTGTCTTAAGATTAGCAGAGCGGCTGTTGTTGAGATTGCCGTCTATGTGAAAAACATTAAACTGTTCTTTATGCTTGGATTTAAATCCGCATTTATCGCACACTGATTTCATGCGGTATCCGTCCTGATACCATTTAGGCATACCCTTGCCTACACCCCCATATCGTAGACATAGTTCGCACTTTGATCTATAATAGATTTTAGTGCCTTTTTTGTAATTTATAGCTGCCGGCCTAAGCCCGCAACCGCATAATGGTCTAGTCATTCTTTATTTATTGCCCTTTTTAGTCCCTTTTCTTGTTTTATAACCACTGCTTTTTTGCGATGTTTGGGTAAATAAAACTAGTAAAAGACTCTTAGGAGATATCAAGATGGCTTTATCATCACCCGGCGTTCAAGTTAGCGTAATCGACGAATCATTCTACACACCAGCTGAGCCTGGCACAGTTCCATTGATCATCGTCGCTTCAGAAGAAAACAAATCAAATGGATCAGGCACTGGCACTGCTCCAGGAACATTGGCTGCTAATGCAGGCACAGTGTATCTAATGACAAGTCAGAAAGACTTAGCTGATACATTTGGCGATCCAATGTTTAAAACAGACAGCAATAATAATCCTATTCATGCTGGCGAACAAAATGAATATGGACTACAAGCTGCCTATAGTTTACTAGGCGTTAGCAATCGTGCATACATTGTGCGTGCCAACGTTGACCTAGGACAATTAGATCCAATTGCAACAGCACCTAGCACAACTCCACCAAACGGCACATATTGGCTAGACACACAAAATACTAAATGGGGTATTTTTGAGTGGAACAGCGATGGCATCACAGCCGGCGGTGTTGGTCAAAAGTTTACCAACAAAGCACCGATCGTTATCACAGATACAACTAAAGTTGTAGACTTTGACGGTAGCGACTATACTCCTAAAACATCAGTGGGATCAGTTGGCAGCTATGCTATTGTAGCAGTAACTAGCACATTGACTACTTGGTATAAAAACCGTAGTGGTGCTTGGGTTGTTGTTGGTTCTCCAGAGTGGGCACAAAGTTGGCCAACTATTGCTGGAACAGCAAGTCCTGCAACAGTATCTGGAACAATTATTTTCACAGTTGATGGTGAAGCACTGTCAACAATTACACTAGCTGGATCAACGCTGACAGCAGCGGCAGCGGCCATCAATGTTGGCACATACAATAATGCCGGTGTGTATGCCGCGGTGGTTAACAGCAAGTTAGAAATTTATTCAAACAACGTAATTGAATCATCGTTAGGTGACAGCACTGCTGCTAACACTATCAGCATCAGCGGAACAGCATTGACAGCACTTGGTATCACTGCTGACGATTATCTAGTTCCTAAGTTATCAATTCAACCACACACCAGTGTTCCTACATACAAGAGAACAGACAATCCGGCTTCTGCTGTAGGTCGTCCAACTGGTTCTGTATGGATTAAGACTACCGAACCTAATCTAGGTGCAAGAATTAGAACAAAACGTTTTAACAGTGCAACCGCAGCATGGGAAGAAGTAGCAACGCCAATGTATGCTAATGGTTCATCTGCATTAAACGGTTTAGATTCAACTGGTGGTGGTGCAAATCTTCCTGTAGGCGCATTGTTTGCAAAATTCAATATTGAAGAAGATTACGGTTTAGATTTAACACCTAGACTTGCCACTGCAAAAATTTACAGAAGAAATGCTGTAGGTGCTACTACTATTATTAGTGCAGCAATCAGTGCAACAAGTTTCCCAGCAAACAACTATTCTTTCAAACTAGCAGAAAGTATCACTGGACAAGATGCAACCAGCAGTGACTATTTGATTCAGTTCACTAGCGCAGGGTCAGTTGATGATGCTGATACACTAGCCGGTGCAATTAACTCAGCTGGCATGACCAATGTCAGCGCCAGTGTTGATGCACAGAATAGATTAACTATTAGTCATGCAACTGGCGGTGATGTTTATATCACAGAAGCATTGAATACTCCTTTCAACAACATTTTTGCAACAAGTGGTGTAGCCACTACTGGCAACTTGTATGTTGCAGGCACAGGCACAACATACAACTATGTTGCATCTTTATGGAAAGCATTGTCATATGAAGCCAGTGGTGATCCAGTGGTTGCATTGGCAACAGACGGACAACTATGGTATAGTTCAGTTATTGACGAAATTGACATTTTGATCAACGACGGTGATAACTGGGTAGGTTATGCAAACTATGCTGACTACACTGGAACAGATCCAGCTGGTCCTTTAGTTGCAGCCGCTGCACCATCATTACAAAGTGATGACACTGCATTGGTAACAGGTGATTTGTGGATCGATACTAGCGACACAGAAAACTTCCCAACAATTTACAAATACAACGCAAACTTAGTATCTCTTCCAGTTGAAAAACGTTGGGAACTAGTTGACAAGACAGATCAAAGCTCAGAAGACGGTGTATTATTTGCCGACGCACGTTATAACACTGCTGGTGCAAACAGTGATGAACAAGGCACCATTGTTGATTTACTATCAACTGACTATGTTGACCCAGACTGTCCAGATCCAGCACTATATCCAAAAGGTATGTTGCTATGGAACCTACGTCGTAGCGGATTCAACGTTAAGAAATTTGTTCGTGACTACATCGACTTAACTGGTGACAACGATAGAAATAGTGCTAACCCTGGCGAATCAATGGCCAACTATTATCCAAATCGTTGGGTAACAGAAAGTGCTAACCAAGCCAATGGCGCTGGAACATTTGGACGTAAGTCACAACGTGCTGTAGTTGTTCAAGCACTACAAGCCACTGTAAACAGTAACATTGACATTAGAGACACTGACGGTCGTGTGTTTAACTTGCTAGCTTGCCCAGGATATCCTGAACTAATTGGTGAGTTGATCAGCTTAAACTATGATCGTGCGTTGACAGCATTTATTGTTGGCGATAGTTCTGCAAGATTACCAAATGGTGCTACCAGTATCAGCAATTGGGGTAACAACGTAGAAGGCGCCACACAAGATGATGACACCGGATTAGTTAGCTTTGATGAATATCTAGGCATTTACTATCCATGGGGCTTCTCAAGTGACAACGCTGGTAACAACATTGTTGTTCCTCCAAGCCACATGATGCTACGCACTATCAGCTTAAACGACCAAGTTGCTTATCCATGGTTTGCTCCAGCTGGAACAAGACGTGGTGGCATTACCAACGCAACCGCAGTTGGCTATGTTGACGGCGAAGGCGAGTTTAAGACCGTTGCTCTAAATGAAGGCCAACGCGATACAATGGCTAGCATTAAGACTAACCCAATTACATTCTTGTCAGGTTCTGGTTTAGTAGCATATGGTCAATATACCCGTGCTAGAAATGCCAGTGCATTAGATAGAATTAACGTAGCACGTTTGATTGTATACCTACGTAGACAATTAAATCAATTAGCTAAACCTTACTTGTTTGAACCTAATGACAAGTTAACACGAGATGAGATTAAGAATGCCTGCGAAAGTCTAATGTTAGAGTTAGTAGGACAACGTGCGTTATACGACTTCTTAGTAGTATGTGATGAATCTAACAACACACCTGCTAGAATTGATCGTAACGAATTACACGTAGATATTGCGATTGAGCCAGTTAAAGCAGTGGAGTTTATCTACATTCCATTGAGAATTAAGAATACTGGTGAAATTGCAGCTCTAGGTTAATTGATAAATACTACGACGGAGAACATAAATGTCATCAGCAACATTATCAAAATTTACAGTGCCCTTAGATGGTTCGCAACCACAGGGCATGTTGCATCCAAAACTAAAATATAGATTTCGTGTAACATTTGAAAACTTCGGTGCTAAAGGAACAGCTACCACCGAACTTACTAAACAGGTAGTATCTTTCGCTAGACCTACAGTGCAGTTTGAAGCCATCGAACTTCCAACATATAATTCAAGAATTTATGTTGCTGGTCGACATGCGTGGCAAACTGTGGCAACAACACTACGTGACGATGCCACAGGTCAAGTTTCTAAACTAATCGGCCAACAAGTGCAAAAGCAATTTGACTTTTTTGAAATGTCAAGTGCTGCCGCTGGTATTGACTATAAGTTTATGACACGCTTTCAAATGTTAGACGGTGGTAACGGTAACAACGCACCCACAGTTCTTGAAGAATGGGAACTATATGGTTGCTACTTAGAAAACGTTAACTACCAAGAAATGAACTATGGCACTAACGAAGCTATGACAATTCAAATGACTATCAAATTTGATAACGCTAACCAGAAAGGCGCAAATGCTGGTATTGGTTCCGCAGTTACAAGAACTATCGGAACTAACGCTACAGGCGTTGGTAGCTAATAGTAAACTAACTCATAGTTACATAAAAAGGCTGATTCGTTCAGCCTTTTTTAATTTGTAAAACTGGGTTTTTTATTTGAATAAATAATTGTATGGCAAATAAATTAAATGGCTTTTTATCAGGAATTACAAACCCTGGCGGGCAAATGCGCGATTTTCAACACGCGGCGAGAACATTCTCTGATGACACGTTTCGACTGGCCCCTAAGCACAAACATTTATTTCATGTATGTCTTAAAGTTAATACCGCCACTTATAAGATTCCGTCGTTATTATTACAAAATCAAAACGAAGTAAACTTACTGGTTAAAAGTGTATCGTTACCAAGTTTTACCATTCAAACTGACACAGTTAATCAGTATAATAGAATTAAGAATGTTCAAACGAAACAAAGTTTTCAACCAGTAACTATCAAGTTTCATGACGACAACTATAGTGCTATAAATCGATTATGGCAGAATTATTATAGCTACTATTATGCAACACCCAGCACTGCCAACGTATCGGGCAGTTATAAAAGAAACGCCATGGAACGTGGAAGTCCGTATAGATATGGCTTAGACAACGACAGTTCTTATCCATTCTTTAACAGCATTGTAGTGTATCAAATGGCCCGCCAAGAATTTGTCAGCTATGAATTAATAAATCCTTTAGTAAAATCATGGGCATTTGACACCGTTGACTATAATTCTGGCCAGCCTCAAGAATGCACAATGACATTTGATTATGAAGCTGTAAAATTTGGCAACGGTCGAGTAAGTCCAGGCAATCCATTAGGATTTGCGCTAGATCATTATGATCGCACCCCAAGTCCATTGTCGGTGGCTGGAGGCGGCACTCCTACACTGTTAGGCCCAGGCGGCGTATTGTCCGGAATAGCAGATGTGTTTGGCGATATTTCTTCAGGACGTTTTAAAGAAAGTCCGTTAGACTTTTTATCCACAGCAATTAGCGCAGTTAACACTTACCAGAACGCAAAAAACTTAACTTCAGCAGGATTAAAAACTGAAGGCAGGTCTATTATTAATTCTACAATTACCGGCACTATTAATCAAACTGCTAATGAAATTGTGCAAAATAGAACTGGTGGCCTTAATAAGATTGTGGTGCCACCGGCTGCTGATGGACAAATAGAAACAACCAAAGCCACACAAAGGAATTTACCTTAAATGAGCAGTTTACCTAGTTCACAAACCACTGCTGTGGATTCTAGCACCGCAGTTAAAACATTTTTTGACAGCTATTTTTTACAACAAATTAGTTTTGCGTCAAACGAAATAGATGCAGTAGTTGGATTTTTTCAAAAAAGAGGATTTGATCAAGATGCTGCTCAGTCCACTGCTATCAGTATTCTTACTCAGGCAAAATTCGAAAACATTAAGCCTTTTGCAGTAATTGATACTCTTAAGGGGCTAACTGATGTGCAACTAAGCAGAGTGGTCACAGAAGTTCTAAACACAAAAAGAGAAGCAACAAGTGCATTAGGATATAGCATACCTTACACTGCTAATAATTTTGAATCTAGAAATATACGTCCATGAGTAGATTTGCTAGGGGGAAGTTTGTTCCTACTCACCCTGAGAAATACGTAGGAAATCGCAGTCCTACATTTAGGAGCAGTTGGGAATGGGCCTTTATGCGGTTCTGCGACACTAACGAAAGCATATTGAAATGGGCCAGCGAAGCAGTTCAGATTCCTTACAGAGACCCTACTACTAATCGTAACACAGTTTACATTCCAGACTTCTTCATACAATACGTAGATAAGACTGGAAAGATATTAACTGAGCTAATAGAAGTAAAACCCCAGAATCAAACACTGTTAGAAAAAGTTGGCAAAAACGTTAACAATCAAATTCAGTATGTTAAGAATCAAGCCAAATGGGCAGCAGCCAGCAATTGGTGCAAGGGACAGGGCATACGCTTTAGAGTGCTCAATGAGCAAGATTTATTCTACGGAAGTGCCAAAAAGCGATAAGTAATAATATGAAAAAACTCGAAGAAATTCTAAATTTACCAGAGAATAAGAAAGACATTAAAAAAGCAGAAAAAGAGAATCTGCCTGCCGATTCACAGGCATTGCTACGTGATATATCAGAATACGATAAGATTGCCGCAGCACTGCCAATGGTCAAGGGTCTGGGCGACATTGGAGACAAAGAGCTAGATGATCTAGCACAGCGAGCCACAGATGCCTATGATGATCTAATGGATTTAGGCATGAACGTAGAAGCACGTTACAGCGGAAGAATATTTGAAGTTGCAGGCACTATGTTAAAAAATGCCATTGATGCAAAGTCAGCTAAGTTAGATAAAAAACTTAAAATGATTGAACTGCAATTAAAGAAGCAAAAGTTAGATCAAGAAACTAACCCTGAAGATAACGCAATTCAAGGGCAGGGAGTCATAATCAGTGACCGAAACAGCTTGGTGGAAAAACTTAAGAATATGAAATAAATATACTGTCAGGAATTGTCACATGAAATCATTTCAAGAATATATTGCCGAGAGCAAAAAAACTTATCCGTTTACTATAAAAGTATGTGGAGACTTGTCAGAGTCTGCAGATAAAATTATGAAGAGTGCCATGCACCGTTTTACAGTAAACAAACTTAGTAAAGGTAAAAAAACACCGATACAAGCAATGCCCTTAGATTTTCCAGGGCACTCGAATGTAGAAGTTCACGTGTTCGAAGTTGATCTACAATATCCTACTACCAGTGCAGTATTAACAGAACTACTAGCAGACCAACTACAAATTAGTCCAGCAAAGATTAGAGTCAGAACTCCTGGCGAAATGGCAGAAATGGCCTTGAATTTAGAACACAATCAAGCCAGTGACGAAAGTTTCTTACTAAAAGACTATGCTGATGAAAACAATCAAGACTTAGTTGGACAGAAGCATGTGGTAAACTTCTTAAAAGAATTGGGCAAACAAGAACACACACTACAACCAGTTGCTGGTGTAAACGATCAACTACTAGCTAAAACTGTTCCCACAGAATCAGCAGGTAAAACGGCAGACGTAAAGCCAGGCACTAGTCCGGTAGGGTCACGTCAAAACAAGATCCCCGACCCCTACAAAGGAAAATAAAATGAACTTCAATGAGCTTTATAGAAAAATTGCGGCGATAGATAAAAAGACCAACGACGACATCGTCGAAGAGTGTGGTATGGGTCCTATGACTAGCCCTATGTCCAATCCAATGCCACAACAAGACAATGTTAATATGAATGTTAACATGAGTGGCAGCGGTGCTGGCGGTATTCGAGACTTAATGGCAATTCTTAAAAATATCGAAGATCACGGTGAACACGGCGGACAAGAGATAATGCCTGGTATTGATTCAGTTAGCATTGCCACTCCTGGCGCCATGGATGACATGGATGACATGGGTGCAGACGGTGGTGATGAATTAGCACAGATGCTAAGATTAACTGGTCAAGACGATGGCGGCAGTGACGATAGCATGTCAAATAAAAATATGTTACCGGGCAATGACAGCGGCCCCGACAGTTCAGAATTAGACGACGAGCCTATGGATGGTCCAGAAGAAGAACCTAAAGATAAACCAGAAGATGAGTCTTTTGCCAACGAGCCTGACCAAAATTACAACGACGTGGGCGCAGTTACCACTGATGCCGGCGGTGGACTTAATGGTTCAAAACAACAAATTAAACAAGGTTCCACTGCTGGTAACAATCCATTGCCAGAATCAGTAAAACGCCGATTAGAAGCAAAATATCAACAGTATAGATAATATATTATCATTGTCCAAAGCGGGCTTCGGCCCGCTTTGTTATTTGTAAATACAGTATGTCTTCAAAATCATTAGATGGCGTTTTAGTTAAACGTGCTCACAAAAAAGAAACTTTTACAGAACAAAATGTAAAAGAATTATTGGAATGTTCTGATCCGGTTGCCGGCTATCATTACTTTACCAATAACTTTTTCTTTATTCAGCATCCTGTTAAAGGTAAGATGTTGTTTGATCCTTTTGGATTTCAAACACGTCTATTAGACGCTTATCACAATCACAGATTTACTATAAACATGCTGCCCCGCCAGATGGGCAAGACTACCACAGCAGCCGGGTATTTGTTATGGTATGCAATGTTTAATCCAGATCAAACTATTTTGATTGCCGCACACAAATACACAGGCTCACAGGAGATCATGCAACGTATAAGATATGCTTATGAGTTGTGTCCCGATCATATCCGTTGTGGCGTGACAAACTACAACAAAGGCAGCATAGAATTTGACAATGGCAGTCGTATTGTATCAAGCACTACTACTGAAAATACTGGTCGTGGTATGTCTATCTCTTTATTATACTGTGATGAGTTTGCCTTTGTGCAACCTAACATTGCCACAGAATTCTGGACGTCTATTTCACCTACGCTGGCCACAGGTGGTCGTGCTATTATTACCAGCACACCAAACAGTGACGAAGATGAGTTTAGTAGAATATGGAAAGAAGCCAGTAATAAGTTTGATGAGTTTGGCAATGAACGTCCTGGGGGAATAGGCAGCAACGGATTCCATCCGTTTACATGCCATTGGAATGAACACCCTGATAGAGACGAAGCATGGGCAAAACAAGAACAAAGTCGCATAGGTGAAGAACGTTTCCGTCGTGAATATAATTGTGAATTCTTGATCTTTGACGAAACACTGATCAACAGTATGTGCCTAGCTGGATTGGAAGGCCAAGAACCAATAATGAAAATGGGACAAGTTCGATGGTATAAGAAACCCATTGCTGGAAATATATATGTTGTCAGCTTAGATCCTGCATTAGGCACCGGCGGTAACTACAGTGCCATTGAAGTAATAGAATTACCTAGCTTTGATCAGGTGGCAGAATGGCATCATAATGAAACACCAATACAAGGTCAAATACGTATTATAAAAGAAATATTAACTTATATTTCTACTACAATAGGTCCTGAAAATGCCAATGACATTTATTGGTCAATTGAAAATAACACTATAGGTGAAGCTGGACTAGTAGTGATTAAAGATCTAGGGGAAGAATCTTTTCCTGGATTATTTGTCAGCGAACCTATTAGAAAAGGACATGTGCGTAGATTCCGTAAAGGTTTTAACACCACACACAAGAGTAAAATTGGTGCGTGTGCTAGGTTAAAACATTTAATTGAATCAAACACTATTAAAATAAAATCAAAACCCCTTATTACAGAGCTAAAAGCCTTTATTGCATCGGGCGTAACATTTAAAGCAAAAGTCGGCGAATATGACGATTTAGTATCTAGTTTGCTGTTAAGTGTGCGCATGACACAGATTTTAGCTGACTGGGATCCCAGGGTTTTTGAACGTATAAGCTCTAGAGATGCTTGGGAAGATGAGGATTTTGATCCCCCAATGCCGATATTTGTTTCTAGCACTATCTGATACATATGAAATATGGAAACTAATTTAAATCGTGTGGCTACTGACTTGATCGACAAGATCGGAGACTTTCCTAACCTTGAATACAAGGACAGGGATAATCAATCGATTCCTCCTACAATGGACGATCAAATAGAAAATGCCAGAATTTTTGACTTTAATTTTGCCCGTGACGGCATAGACTTTGGACCTGTTACTATCACAATAGGTGACCAAGACGGCCTGCAAATTAAAACTTACAGTGACCCTGTAGAAGGTAAAAGCAACAAAGAACAAGACATATGGTATGATTTTATCAAAAGTATGAGCGAGTTTGCTACAGAACACGTTATTAAATTCAAGGGACCTAAAATTGTCACCAAAAAAATTATGCCAAAAACAGAAGTCGGAGAAAGCAAAATGACAGAGTCAAAATTAGTAGGCACTAGCAAAACCAGTTATCAAGACCTAGGCGAAGCTACCCTGATAGTCAAGCATACTAGACCAATTAACTATGATGCAGCCAACGGAAGAACACAGCACATTGAAAGTATTTTTATTGAAAATGCTGCCGGTGAAAGATTCCGTTATCCTTACAAACATTTGAACGGAGCTCGTGCGTTAGCAACACACATCATCGGCGGTGGCACACCATATGATGACGTAGGTCAATACATGATCGGCCTGTCAGAAGAACTTAACAAACTAAGAATGTTTAAAGGTTACGTTACACGTAGTCCTATGGTTTCAGAAGCCATGGGAGCTGTCACTAACAAAGTCTTTGAAAGAATCGAAGGTATTAAAAAAGAGATTCACAGCCTACAAAGTAAAAAATATTATGCTGAGTGGGTTGAAGGATTCAACAAAGCAGAGTCAAGAGAAATTCCTGAAGATGTTAAAAACGAATGGATTGATCGTTTAACTATCAAAACATTCAATGAAGAATTAACTTCTGTGTTTCCTTATTTGTTTAACATCATTGAAGAATCAGATCTTCCAACAAAGAATATCAGTGCAGAAGATATTCTAGGCAGTATTCAACAAGTTCAAGAATTCAATGAACCAGATAGAGAAATACAAGAACTAATAGACCTAGAAAACTTTGTAGATAACATTGTTAAAGAAGATGCTGACACTGGCATTTTTAGCAATGATCCTACTGCGGTAGAAACTGCTATTGCAAAGTTAAACGAATTGATTGCAGAAAACCCGGATGCAACTCTAGGTTTAAGCGGAGAAAATGGAAAAAAATTAGTAGCTGAAGTATTTGGCAGCGATGAATTAATGAAAGAAATTGAAGATCGTGCAGACCAAGGTGACGGTTCAAACACTCCACTATGGCCATTGGTTCAAGCCTACTTAGAATTCAAAGCACCTGAAATGCTAGCAGACAATGGTGGTAATGTCGACTTCACTCCAGAGCCACAGGCAGCACCTCCAGAAGCTGCTCCAGAACCTGCACCAGCAGCCGCTGAGCCAGCGCCAGAAGCAGCACCAGCTGAAGAACCACAACCACAACAAGAAAGTTGGCAGAGTAGTTTAGAGCAACGCCTTGGAAAAATAAAATCGTTGGCTGAACAAAGCGGAAAAGATTTTGATTCTATTAATTTAAATATCAATGGTAAAAGCTACAGCTTATCTGAAGCACTATCAGCATTTAATCTAATAGAAGCAGATAAAGATAATAAAAAGTCAGATGACAATGATCCTCCGTTCGATCCAGATCCTCCAAAGAAGAATCCTAGCGCAGTTGCTGGTAAGCATGGACAAGGATATTCCACAGCTAAACACTTAGCTCAACGTGGCATGGCACAGGCTAAAAAGAAATCATTAGCTCAAGAAATTCAAGAAATGGTAAAGAGTTTTACAAATCTTGTTCCTGAAAGAATGGATCAAGGACCTTTCCCATTAGGTGAAGAAGGGGTTGTTACTAAAGTAACCAAGGACATGTGTGAAAAGTTCGGCAAGGAAGATGACGAGCGATTCAAGATGGCCGTTGAAACTTATTGCAGAGAAACAGTGGGTAAATTAAGTTCTGTATATGAAACATATAGAATGAAAAAATTAGCCGGCATGGATGCTGAAATGGAAGAAGGTAGTATTCAAAACGGAGTATGGGTAGCAAGTCCAGATAAAGGAGTTCCTCCACCAAGTCCAAATGAAGGCCCAACTGCCAATGTTAAACCAGTTGCGCCTGGAACAACACCAGAAAAAGCTAAGTTAGATCCACGTTATAAAACTGATCCTAATTTTAAACGTGAAGTAGATACTGCTATGCAGATTACCTCAGGGCCAAATAAAGGCAAACCTTGGTCACCGTCTGCACCCGGACCAACTAATCCTAACTTCAAACCAAACATCAAAGGTGTTCCACAAAACCCAGATGGTGGTTCAGCACCTCCTCCAGGCTATAGGCCTGCCAAGGAAGAAATTGCAAGAATTAGAGAATTATCTGGTTTAAGATAAACGGCGAAACTAATCACAAAAAAAGCAAGATTTCTCTTGCAAACATAAATAAAAGTGCGTATACTGTGTATATGCACTTTTTGTTTTACACCCTGTAAAACAATTAAAGGCAAAAAAGGCTTAACATTAAATAGGAGGCTCATTATGGCATCGTTAGCTGAAATTCGCGCAAAACTTAAAGAACAAGAAAGTCGCACAAGCGACAGCAATACTAGAACAGGCGGAGATAATTCAATTTATCCCTTCTGGAATCTCAAAGAAGGATCTGAATCCGTAGTCCGTTTCCTTCCGGACGGTAACCCCGACAATACATTTTTCTGGACCGAACGTGCAATGATCAAATTGCCATTCGCCGGAGTTAAGGGCGAGACTGATAACCGTCAGGCTATCGTTCAAGTTCCTTGTATGGAAATGTATGGCGAAACTTGCCCGATCTTATCAGAAGTTCGTGCATGGTTTAAAGACCCTAGCTTAGAAGACCAAGGTCGTAAGTATTGGAAAAAACGTAGTTACATTTTCCAGGGCTTTGTAGTCGAGGACGGGCTTAAAGAAGAAAGTCACCCTGAGAATCCAATTCGTCGATTCATTATCGGCCCACAGATTTTTCAACTTATCCGTGGCGCATTGATGGATCCAGAAATGGAAGATTTGCCAACAGATGCATTGCATGGTGTTGATTTTAAATTGATCAAAACTAGCAAAGGTGGATTTGCTGACTACTCTACATCAAAGTGGAGCCGCCGTGAGCGTCCGTTAAGTGACAACGAGCAGGCAGCAGTAACAGCAAATGGCTTGTTTAATCTTCGTGACTATTTGCCTAAGAAACCAGGTGATGTTGAAATTAAGGTTATTAAAGAAATGTTCGAAGCAAGTGTTAATGGCGATGCCTTTGACATGGACCGTTGGGGACAATACTTTAAACCAGCTGGCATGAGTCAGAACACTGGTGATCCTAATACTGCACGTAAGGCAGCGCCGACCCCAGTGATAGCAGATGACTTTGATGACGAGCCAATAACTGCGACAGCTCCTAAAGCCCGAGTAGAAGAAACTAAATCTTCTGGCGATTCTAAGGCCAATGACATCTTGGCTATGATTCGTAATCGTAAAGCAAGCTAATAAAAGGGGTTCGCCCCTTTTATAATCATTTAAGGAGAAAATAACTATGGCAACTAAAGCCTTCGATTTATCGAAATTTCGTAAAACCTTGACTAAAAGTATTGATGGTCTAGGTGTAGGATTTAACGATCCTACAGATTGGATTAGCACAGGCAATTTTGCACTGAACTATCTAATCAGCGGCGACTTCCACAAAGGTATTCCTTTAGGTAAGGTCACTGTATTTGCTGGCGAATCAGGCGCCGGTAAGAGTTATATTTGTTCTGGCAACATTGTCAAGAACGCACAAGAGCAAGGCATTTATGTTATCTTGATCGATAGTGAAAATGCACTTGATGAAAGTTGGTTACACGCATTAGGCGTTGATACTAACGAAGATAAACTTCTTAAACTTAATATGGCTATGATTGATGACGTGGCAAGAACTATCCACGAATTCATGAAAGAATATAAAGTCATGGAAGAGCGTCCAAAGGTCTTGTTTGTCATAGACAGCTTGGGTATGTTACTTACCCCAACCGATATCAACCAGTTTGAAGCAGGTGACCTTAAAGGCGACATGGGCCGTAAGCCTAAAGCATTGACAGCATTAGTTCGTAATTGTGTTAATATGTTTGGTAGTCACAATGTTGGACTAGTATGCACTAATCACACATACGCTAGCCAAGACATGTTTGATCCCGATGACAAGATTAGTGGCGGTCAAGGATTTGTCTACGCAAGTTCTATCGTGGTTGCCATGAAGAAACTAAAGTTAAAAGAAGACGAAGATGGCAACAAGGTATCAGAAGTAAATGGTATTCGTGCTTCATGTAAGATTATGAAAACACGCTACAGCAAACCTTTTGAAACATTGCAGATTAAGATTCCATACGATAAAGGCATGAATCCTCATTCTGGTCTAGTAGATATGTTTGAAAAAGCAGGGCTATTGACACAGTCGGGTAATAGACTCAAGTTTGTTGACAGCCATGGTGAAGAACACTTACACTATAGAAAAGAGTGGAAAGAAGATAAATTAAATATGATCATGGAAGATTTTCCTAATCATAAAAAATCCACCAAGGACCAACAACTAGAGGAAACCGTAGAAAATGAATGAGAATCAGATTGCCGATATTTGGCTATTATTTAAAGAATATCTTGATAAGAAAACTTTAGAAACAGTCGCAGACCGTTACGTTGAACTAATGGCCGACTATGGCGTTACAGATAAAGCATTAGCAAGTGCCACTGGCACTGATGAAACTTTAGACAAAGCTATAGAATATTATCTTGATGAAACTAGTGAAGACGAAGAATACGAAGAAGAAATTGACACAGACTTTGAAGATTGATATATGACATGGTATTCTAAGATCAGTAAGGATATTTCCTACATACCTGATGCTGTTGAACATTTTAATGACGAATTATTAGAGGCTAAAACTGAATGTCGGATTACCGGCAATTTAGAAAGAGCAGCCGCTAATATGCCCGGAATTGTTGAACATCGTTTTAATCAACTACAGGAAATTGAAGCTATCTTAGAATATCTAAACATAGAATGTAGACGATTAAGAAGTCAGCATTTTCGTAAGTATTTAGAAAACTATCAAAGAGCGTTAACTAGTAGAGATGTAGAAAAATATGTAGACGGCGAAAGCGATGTCGTTGATTTTGAAAAAATTATCAACGAATTTGCATTACTTAGAAATAAATGGTTAGGCATTACTAAAGCTCTAGATCAAAAACAATGGCAAATAACCAACATTGTTAAACTCAGAGTTGCAGGAATGGAGGATGCTACATTGTAAATAATACTATGAAAAAAATAGTATTAGTAACAGGTGGCTTTGATCCTATTCATGCTGGCCACATATCTTATCTCAATCACGCTGATCATCTAGGTGATCATGTGGTTGTGGGACTAAACTCGGATGCGTGGCTCACACGTAAAAAGGGTCGTCCATTCATGACATGGCATGACCGCATGACTGTGCTGGACAATCTACACATGGTCGGAGAAGTCATTGCGTTTGACGACAGCGACGGCACAGCCTGTGATGCTATACGTCAAGTTCAAGAAAAATACCCCAATGATGAAATCATTTTTGCCAACGGTGGCGATAGGACCAAAGAAAACATTCCAGAAATGGTGTTCGAAGATGTAGAATTTGTGTTTGGTGTTGGTGGCGAAAACAAAGCTAACAGTAGTAGTTGGATTTTAGAAGAATGGAAAAGTCCTAAAACAACACGATCTTGGGGCTATTATCGTGTCCTACACACTGTCGGAAAACAGACTAAACTCAAAGAACTCACAGTAACTCCTAAAACATGCCTAAGTATGCAACGACATGATCATCGTGCAGAATTTTGGTTTGTTGCAGAAGGTGAAGCCGCAGTTTATACATTAGATAGTTCAAGCGATCATGAGCTAGTTGGTCATTACAGTCTACATGACAATATTTTTATCAAATGCGGCCAATGGCATATGTTATGTAATGAAACAGACAAGCCACTTAAACTGATTGAAATTCAATACGGCGATGATTGCATAGAAGAGGACATTGAACGAAAATGAGTAGATGGATCTTTTTAAGTAAGAACGGCGACGACTCATATGTCAACATGTTTGCCGCTGGGTGTCGAGATACTGTAGTCAGTGAAGAATATTTTGATTATAACAAATGCAATGATCCCATTGTGTTACGTGGAATTCTCAAACACAAAGTAATGAAAAAATGTTGGCAAGATAATAGAACATTCTATTATATAGACACTGGTTACTTTGGCAACGAAAGAACTGTGACAAACCCACAGGGGTGGAAATACTGGCATAGAATTGTTAAAAATAATCTACAACACGGTGAAATAATATCTCGACCAGACGATCGATTACAACGATTCAATAAAGAATTTAAACCGTGGAAGAAAGATGGACGTAAAATTTTAGTTGCAAAACCTGACGAAAAACCTTGCAAATTTTACGGAATTGAATTAGATAAATGGGTAGAAGACACCGTTGAAACTCTTAAAAAATATACAGATCGTCCTATTGAGATTAGAGAACGAGCGCCTAAGAGAGAAGATAGGACTTCGACAGATACATTACAACGAGCCCTCGACAACGATGTGTTTGCACTGGTAACATTTAACAGTGTGGCAGCAATTGAAAGTGTGTTTCACGGAATACCGGCATTTACCATGGCTCCGGCAAATGCCGCCAGCCCAGTATCACTACAAGATTTAAGTCAAATAGAAAATCCATATTATGCTGATCAAGACAAACTACATGCATGGGCATGTCACCTAGCATACGGACAATTTCATGTAAGTGAATTACGAGATGGATCAGCAAAACAAAAATTGAAAGATTGGTATGATTGAAGAAAACAGCGAAGAACGATTAGTAACACCTATTAAGGTATTTGTAGGTTATGATTCTAGGGAAGATATTGCATATAAAGTCTGCGAGTTCAGTATTAAAGCAAGATCACACAATGTCGAAGTAATACCTTTAATTAGAGATAAGTTAATTGAAGAAGGCAAGTATGACAGACCTAAAGATACACTGGCATCCACTGAATTTACATTTACAAGATTTTTAGTTCCAGAATTAACAGGATTCGATGGTTGGGCAGTTTTTTGCGACTGCGACGTTCTGTGGAATGTTGGAGTTGAAGACATTATAGCACATGCCAACGAACAATATGCAGTTATGGTAGTAAAGCATGACTACAATCCAGTAAATGAAACTAAGATGGACGGTAAACGTCAATACATCTATCCTAGAAAAAATTGGTCGTCTGTGATATTGTGGAACTGCGGACATCCCAGTAATAAACAACTAACGCAAGAAGCAATAAACACTGAAACCGGTCAATTCCTTCATAGATTTGAATGGCTACCTGATGAAGAGATAGGTGAGTTACCCTCAGTTTATAATTGGTTAGTGGGTTGGTATAAAGAAACTCCAGAATCGGGCCAACCCAAAATTATACACTACACAGAAGGTGGCCCATGGTTTGATAATTATGTAAATTGTGAATATGGTGCTAATTGGGAAAGAGAAAAATACAAATATCTTGAAACATTAAAGCCGCCTGCACCTGAACCAGTAAAACATCCGTTTGAAAATTTACCGCTACAAGTAACAAGTTTATTTCACAATATATTACGATATAGAGTAGATCCAGCAGGAGACTGGTATGGGGAAGATTATGAAAAAATTATCAAGGAAGTAAAAATGTTAGATAATGGAACAGTATTTGCGGCCGATGGCGGTCGCGACCCTAATGATCCTAAAGGTCATGTATATGATCCTTATATGAAATCGTTTATCATGGGCAGTGGCGGACAAATTACCAATTATGATAAAATTGAATCATCAATGACTCCTGTGGTATTTCGCGGAATTACCAAAAGCAAACATATGCGAGCATGTGAAGCAAAAGGTCGAGATTACTACTATATTGATACTGGATATTTTGGCAACGTGAGAAAGAAATTCTATCATAGAATTACAAAAAATGCCATGCAGAACATAGGTCCAGTGATTGAACGTCCACTGGATAGGCTAGCACTAATTGGTTGGCAAAAACGTAAATTCCGTCCCGGCAGGAACATTTTGATCTGTCCACCTAGCGGCAAGGCCATGGAAAATTTTGGTCTTAATTTAAAAGAATGGATTGAAAATACTGTAAACACTATTAAAGCAAACACTGATCGACCTATTGTTATTAGAGAAAAACTCAGTCGTCGTGAACGTAGTTCAACAGACACCATGGAGATGGCATTAGAACGTGATGTGCATTGTATTGTAACCTATAACAGCATTGCGGCCACAGAAGCAGTATTGTTAGGTAAACCGGCATTTACGCTTGGTCCAAATGCTGCTCACAGTGTTAGTTCTAACGACTTAACACAGATAGATACACCTTACTATCCGACATTAGACGAGGTAGTGGCATGGGCCGCACATCTGGCCTACAGTCAATTTTCTGAAGCTGAAATGACTGACGGCACGGCGTGGAGAATTTTAAACGATCATGCATGATGTTGTAGTCTATTTTAGTTCTATACATAAACAAACGCCCGGAAGAAAGATAGACACACTTCGGGCGTTTGCTGACGGTGCAAGAAAGTGTGGTGCTACAGTTCACATAGAAAGCCAACATATATTTCGTCCAGCTAAACTAGCAGTGATATTAGGATGGCCGAGTCCTATACAGACAACTCCTAACATTAAACTTCGCGCTGAAATTGTAGAAAAACAACGACTCAGTGGTAATCATGTAATGTCAATTGATGCAAACTGTTTTAAATTTCGTGATCAAGAAAGTTTATATTTACGATACAGTATCAACGATGTGCAATACGACAAAGGCGAATACGCTAATAAAAACTCAACCAGCGATCGATGGGATCAATTATCCAATGATTTAAAAATCTCAATGGCAGATTGGAAATCTAATGGAGACTATATTTTATTCTTGATACAGCGTGACGGCGGCTGGGGTATGAAAGGTCTCAGCCCGGTTGAATGGGCACGAGACAAAATACGACAAGTTAGACAACACACTGATTTACCCATTGTATTACGACCACATCCCGGTAGGATATCAGATTTAAAGCCATTACTTGGTCATAATATTTCAATCAGTGATAGTGTAAACAAACCACTGATGGAAGATTTAAAACAAGCTAGATCATCATTGGTCTTTAACAGTAGCAGTGGAGTGGCCAGTATTCTTAGTGGTGTGCCGTTATGGGTAGACGACAGCAGTAGCGTCTGTTGGGACGTTGCTAACAAAAGTATTACAAGTATAAATGCCCCTGTGTTATTTGATAGAACACAGTGGGCATATGATTTGGCCGCTTGCCATTGGACCGATGAAGAAAGCAGACAAGGGTTAATTTATAAACAATTCATACCGTTTTTAATTTGATACCAATTGTTAACGTCAGTATCCATATCTCTAAACCACCAGTATAGGCTCGGCCCTGACCAATCTTTAAACTGATTTTGATACCATTCTACAGTTCTGTTATAGTTTATATGAGTAGCATCATACATTCTTTTTTTAGATTTTGGTGGTTTATCTACGCTGTGTAATCCAATAAAAACAAATTTAGTTGCATAGTTCATTAATTTATCTCGCAACCATGGCATGTCTGCATCAGGAATACTACCTAATACCTGTGTGCATATAACAGCATCAAACTGTTGACCTACTGGCTCTATGTCAAATTGTTCAACACAAGGATCAAATTTATAAACTGATTCTGCATTAATTCTAGTTTGAAATGTCATAGGCTCAGTAACTTGATCATGAGGAAGCCCATAAGGAACTAAATTTTGATACTGGCGCCCTTTGCCACAGCCGTAATCTAACACAGTGTTAGCATTATATTTGTCCATTAAAAATCTAATTTGATTGTGATAGTTCTTACAATCGTCACCGCCCCAACTAGTGTTTTCTTTTTGAAACTTTTTTCCTAATTCTACGCTTTCTAAATAATATGTGCTTGGCATGTTAAAATCCTCTGATTGTATTTACATTCTCCAATACCCATTTTTGAGCGTCGGGCGATTTATTATATTGACTGCACCAATCCCAGTATATTTGCCAGTTATCATATTTTTCATAATCTTTTCTAACAATATACATTTGACAACTGACCTTTGTTGCTTTTGCAGTTTCTGACATAATTAGATTAAAAGTTTTGTTTCCGCTTTTATCTTTAACACTATGCCGCATTAATTCTATAACGTCATCGCTTTTAGCCAGTTTATCTTTTCTTGCAACTATTACAAAATCTGTAACTTTATGTCCTTTAACACTTCTTGCATCTTCTCGTTTGTGAACAACAGCATAGTCATTCATAAAGTCAATGCCCATATAAACAATATCAGATTCTTCAGAAATTATATTATCAATTTCTTTACAAAGAGCAACAATAGAACTATCTGTAAAATACACATCTGATCGTATCTTAATGATAATTTCCTCTTTTACTTGATCTGCACCTTTAAAGTAATCCCATACTTGCACCTTACCACTTTGATCAAATGGGCAATCAGGGTCTGCCTCGTCTCTAAAGAAATCGTATATATTTGCACCATATTTCTTTTCTAAAACTTCTAATACTTTTTTATGATTAGCCTTGGTCGTTTTAGTAAATCGTTTAAGCCCTATAAACATCACAGCCAACGTTGGTGTTAACGATTGCCATGCAGTCCATCGACCAACTTCAACTTTTCTCGGCGGCCACCCGAATTGCCTGCGCCACCAATTAACTGCCTCTTGCATGGGGTGTGGGTCTATCAGTTGTTTTTTGCCACCCTTGGCCTTTTCGTCAATGATGTAACTTTGAATATAATGTTTACACACTTCCATATCTAACGGATAGCCTTCATAGTGTCTACGAATTAACCATATTTGACAAAGTGTTCTATACACTTCTGCGTGTTGTATACGTTTAACAGCACCATCTATTTCATGCTGTGTAGTAGGAATTATAAATCTAAAAACTTTATTGCCACTGCGTCTTTTATTTGGATTTAATTTATTGATATCATCAATACACTGGTCTTTAGGCTTTAGTTTATCACGATTGGCTAATACAACAAAATCCTGGATAACGTTGTCAAAGTCTATATGCACTGGTAATCTATTATTTTTAACCCCGGCATTTTCATTGATCCAGTCACTGCCAAAATAACTAATGTCACTGCGACCCGCAATCATTTCTTTAACTTCGTTGCAGATACATTCAATGCTAGACGGAGTAAACCATAAGTCAGTCCTTATTTTCATTACAAACTGCTCAGTGGTTCTTTCAACCCCTCTTAAGAAGTCCCATACTTGAACAGCGCCACCGTATCCTCGACGATAAACATTATCCGGATCTTCAATATTTGAAGGCGGGTCGAAAGGACACACGCCACGACCTGGCTCATCTCTGGTAAATCTGTATACTGTAAATGGAATAATTTCTTTTAATCGATTAAATAATTTTTGATGATTACTGTTAGCTACATCTTGATTGTATCTCACATCACCGGTATAAAATACGGCTAACTTCATAGATAATCTCCTAAATTGTCAGTGTCTCTTTTTAAATTGATAGCAATGGCTCTAGGGAATGGATTAGCTTCATTGTAGTCATTGATTAAAATACGTTTTGCATTAGGTAAACCTGTGAGTAATTGAAAATCCGTAAATCCTAAATTTTCTAACATTTTATATATACTATCATGATATCGTGCCGGTCTTGCTGTGGTAAAAATTATTAAACATCCTGTTGACATCATGTGATGCAACCGAGCTACATTTTTTTCCAAGGGAGTAGGTGGTTGATCGTATGCATGTCGAGGTTGTGCTTTGATTAATGTTCCATCTATGTCGCAAAATATAACAGACTTGTCGTTGTGTTCGAACCATTCTTCGGCAGTGCCTACATCAACATAATTAGTCACTAGACTTTCTTTAAAAACATGTGAATCATTTAAACATTCTTCAATGATATGACTAACAAATATTTCTTTCATGTGTGTATTTGATAATTTTTCAAATGCTTCCGTAAACATATAGGCAGATTCAAATTTGTAACCACCTACACAGAATTTATCAGATACCACTTGTTTTTCTATAATGGTATTGATTAATCCTTGATCGTTGGCAATGATAAAGCTCTTTGAACCTAATCTTTTTAAGATATCGTGATTTTTAATACTAGACACACATACATAATTTCCTTCTTGATATATATGATCAAAAAAGCTATCGCAATCTTTAATTAATATTTCTTCGTCATGAAGATTAATTTTTTTAATAATTTGATAAACTGTATCAGCTGGGCCAGTAGTTCTGTTTTCTAAAACCACCACGGTAATTTTATTACCATATTCTTGTTCTACATATTTGATAATTTCATGCTTATCTTCGTGCTCTTTAAGTATGCCGATGGTAATATGATGCTTGCCTATAAACGGTTCTAATGACCGTTCAAACATCATTTTACCTGTGTAATCAGTTAGTGTATATTTTGGCCGCATGTTTGGGAATCTAGTTGATAGACCCGCCGCTGGCATAATTATTTCCATAATATTTTCATCCAATCTTTAAGGAATTGTCTTTCATAAGTGTCAGGTTTACTGTATCTATAAACCCTTAGCAACATCAATATCAATAAGTAATCGTTATTTGCTAATGGATATTTGTTTAATATTTCAGTTTGAATATGTCTTATTTTAACATCAATCATAGCATTATCATACCTAGTAAACCATCCACATTCTAAATCTTGTCTTAATTTTGCAATATCAAAGACATAAGAATCATACTCAGTAGTTTGACAATCGATTAATAAGAAATTTCGTGTTTCGCTACAAAGTATATTTTCTAAAGTTAAATCACCGTGATAATTTGTTGAGGGTAAAATTTTAGGTAATCGATCTAACAATTCTTGCGCTGTAAACGGAATATCTGTAAAGTCAACTTGACCTAATTTATGAATGTAAACTTGTGTGTAATCTTTTTCTATGGGGCTTTCTGAAAACATTTCCAAACACTGTATTAAAAATTGTAAAAGTTTTTCATAGTGATTTGTTTTTAGATAAGTCTTGACGTCTAAACTATGCACGTATTCTATATCAAGTTTATTTTTAGAATATCCATAAATTATAGGCAGTGGAAATCGATCTTGAAGTGCATACATTCTCTCAACATTTCTTTCAACATCACCAACTTTTCGAACAAACAATCGATTATGTTTCTTCATTAATAACACTTGAGTTCCAGAAAAGCCGTGAAGCTCTTTGATTACTTGCGCCGCCATGTTATTTGTATGCTACCACTCTACTGTCTATTGGACTTTTTTGATGTAGGTTAGGTTGAATTAGCACTGTTGAAAATCCGGCTTCAACAAACAGTCGTCTCATGCTTTCGGCACTATATCCCCACTTGTGTAACATTGTGGGATCGGGATACCTAGCACTATCGCCATAAATTCCAGATATTGTTCGTTTAGTTAACCGCTTATCATGCGTCCAAAAACAATCTGGATTGTTTACAACCTCTTGGCACATCTTTAATAAGTCAGGCCATTCTATTGCAATAAACCCACCTGTTTTGCAAATTCTATAGAACTCTTTAAACATAGGAGGAATATGTTGTCTGCTAATGTGTTCGATAACATGCACTGTTAAAATTTCATCTACAGTGTTGTCTAAAATAGGAAATGGTTTAGTGATATCTTGGATAGTTACTTCAGGATCGTGCGACATGTAGTCCCCATCAACATTTAAATAACCTTCCATCTTAACACTACCACAACCTAGATGTAATCGCACAGGAAGTTTTTGATTTATTTTTTCTTGTATTTTTTCATTAAGCATTTTTTGTTCCAAGCATATTGATAGACAGATATTTAATATATTTTTTAGTTTTTCGTCCAGCTTCGTCGTGATCAGAAATTATCATTTTACGTTCGGTAATTTGATCCATCTCCTGCCATTGAATATCACCTTCGGATGTGCTCGACCAAGCAAAATTACCCCATGTAAAATTTGGATATAGATATTCTATAGCACTATGAGTAAATCTGTAATAATCTTTAGGATACCCATGATATTTCCAAACCCACGGAACTGCAATATATAGTTTACCGCCAGGCTTTACCAGCTCTGATATTTTTTCAGCCATAACCCAAGGATTTGGCACATGTTCCATTACGCTACAACAGATCACAAGATCAAAATAATTTTTAGGCAACGGATTTTTACGAGCTGTTAAATCGCATACAACATCAACATCTATTCCGGGCTCTATATCAGTGCCAACATATTCTGTAGCAATCCGAGGTTGACCTTTGGTAGGAGCAAAGTAACCCCGAAACCCAGTAGAGTTTTCTCTAGCTCCAATTTCCAACACTGAACCTGTAAATGTCGGACACACTGTCTTAATGTAAATTAAATCGTTGGGACTTCCCATATCATGTCCTTGTTTGTTTAATGATTTCGTCTATGAATTTCTTAGACAATACATGAGCTGAATAGTTTTCTTCTACATATTTTTGTCCAGCGGTGATCATTTTTAACACTTCGTTAGGATTAGCCATGGCCCATTTGATACCTTCAATATAATCCCCTTGCCAGGTATACGGTGCAAATTCTTGATAGCTGTGTAAAGGCGTTGTGATAACAAATTTACCAGAAATAATGCTGTCAATTAATCGATTGGCACTTTTTGTATCAGTTCTAGGATTTTCTGTTTGCACTGGCATTAACACAATGTCCCAGTCTCTCAGCAATTCGCCTTGTAGATCCCACGACCATTCACGCATATCAATTTTATCAAAGTTAATCCCGGTAACTTGTCCTTTGTCTTGCCTAGTCTTCATTTTATTCAACACTCGATCAGTTTTGGCACTGATCATAGTATATTTGTAATTGCCTATTTCTTGTTCTAATCGTTGCCAAATTTCAACGAATGGAAAAAATTTAAAACTGCTTTGACTGCCAAACCATAATAATTTTACTGTGCTACTTGGCGCAAACTTAGGGGGAAGTTTAGGTCTTTCAAAAGGATCCGGCATGACAATACTGTCTTTACCGGTGTGATGTTTAGTGCTAATACCCATGTTAATGCTGTTAACTGACACTAAGTCAGCTGTTTGACAACACGGCTCGTATTCTTCTTTTTCTTCAAACTTATTGTCACATAGATCATAGATAGTTGTGGCTCCTAGATCCTTTGCACGTTGAATGCTGTGAGGTTGACTGCGTTTAAGAAAAACCATAATGGTATTAGCATCTACATCTGCCCAGTCTGTGAGGATCTTGCTGTCATAGCCTTGTTCAGCCAACGCACGAGCAGTAACTTCACCTCTAAGGCGATGACTGGCACGTTTGCCTTTATATGCATCACTGAAAAATCTAATTTTTAATCCGTCCATTTTAATATCCAATCTTTTTTAACTTGTCCTACAACCTTGTATCCCCAACGCTCTAACATTCTCACTGACGGAAGTTCAACCATGGCATCTTTATATTCGTGTTTTTGTTGTTCAATGGCAAGTATAGGTTTATTTCGTAAAATAGTCTGCTCGGCACCTGCAAGTATTTCTTCTTCGAACCCTTCAACATCAATTTTAATCATATCAATGTTATCAAAGTTAAAACTGTCGAGTGTTTTCAGCGGAATAGTGCCTTGCCCAATAGAACTAGTGTCAATATGACTGTGACCAGTGTTGCCTTCAACAATATTCATGTTGATAAAACTTTCTTCACGACCTAGCGCACATGGATGCATAATGTAGTTAGATTTCTTAACGTTACGTTCAAAACATTTACGGAATTCTTCTACGGGTTCGAAT